AGTCTTTCGTTGGTTGTTTTTACACCTTTACTATTTCCAAAATTAGAACCAATACCAGGTGAACCATTACACTCTAAAATATATGCTTTACCATTTACGACTGAGTGGTCTACTCCAACCATGTATGCACCAGTAGAACGATATGCATTTAATATTAAATCTATTTCATCTTGTGAAAGTTTATAAGGAAATGTTTCTGCTCCTCTATGTCTATTAGAACGAAAATCTTCTTTTGGTTTTACTCTTTTAGTAGAAGCAATAATAACACCATCTACTACAATGGTTCTAACATCAAATGGCATTTCTAAAAATTCTTGTACTAATAGTTCTGCATTAAATTTCCATAATGATTGAACAACAGATATCATACTTTTAAAATCATTTACTATTGATACACCAATACCCTGTGTACCAGTAATCGTTTTTATGATAACTGGAAATTTTCCACCTATTCTTTTGTGTGCATCCACAACTGAATCTTCGTTATTAATTAATGATGTTTTAGGTGTTTGTATTCCATTCTGATGAAAGGTAATATAAGATGTCATTTTATTATCACAAGTTAACATACCATCTCGGTTGTTAATCATAAATGCACCTGCCTTTTCAAAAGTAGAAAGTAATGCAAGTCCTACTTCATTATCTAATACTCCAGCACGAACAAACACGACTGTTTTAGATATATCAAAGTCTAGTCTTTCTCCCTCTACATTTGATATAGTTAAAGTGCCTTTGTCTAAATCGTTATCTGATACCCATGCTTTTTTTGTATTAACAATATGACATGGAATATTATTTTTATCTGAATATTCTTTAAGTTGGTTTGCAACTACTTCTTCTGTTGATGAAGATGTTTTAGTTAAAACAGCTATTTGAATATTACCATCATTCACATTTTCTTCTGTGATGAATGATTTAAATTTTTCCATAATATATTTACTCTGAGTTAGGTTGCCATTTACCTATTGATTCTTGTTTACCCTTATAATCTGCAAGTGCAGCTTTGATAGCATCTTCTGCCAATACTGAACAATGAATTTTTACTGGTGGTAGTGCAAGTTCTTCTGCGATATCACTATTTTTAATTTTTAAAGCTTCATCTACACTTTGTCCTTTAACCCATTCGGTTAATAGACTTGATGATGCAATGGCAGAACCACAACCATAGGTTTTAAATTTTGCATCTGTTATGATACCATCATCACCTACTTTGATTTGAAGTTTCATTACATCGCCACATGCAGGTGCCCCGACCATACCAGTACCAACTGATGAATCTTTTATATCGAGTGTTCCTACATTTCTAGGATTCTCGTAATGGTCTAAAACTTTATCTGAGTAAGCCATGTTATTCCTCTCTCTTTTTACCTATGTTATATTTAGTTTCTAATATCCACTCATCTTTTTCTTTAAAAGAAATTATTTTTATTTGACTAAGTGGTGCGATAGGTTCTGGTGTAGCTTTCATTTCTACTAATCCCCAATCACTTAGAAGTTTTACTATTGTATTTCTTCTTCCAATATCATTTTCTGATAAGTTTGTATCCTTACCATCAAGTGCAAATAATTCTTTGAAGTGAACTATAAAATATCTTCCTTGTTTGTGTAGTATATGACAAGACTGATATAACTTTTTTTCTTTTCTAGAAGCAACTCCGATACGAGATAATGTTTCTCTAATCTTTAGGAAGTCATCTGGTTCTTTCAGAAGAACCTCAAACATCTGCTCCTGTGTCCATTGTATATTATTTTCCATTTCTTCCACCTTTGTTCAATCTATCCATGATAGTATTTATTTGTTCATCATTTAGTATATTAAGAGCTGATTTTGCTTTTTCATTACTATATCCATAATACTCTTTAACACTTTCTAAATGTTTTTCTTTCTTCGCCTTCAACCAAGGTGTGTACCTTTGTCTTGTTCTAAGAGTATTTAGTAAAAAGTCAAACTGCAATTTCTTATCTGTCTGATGATGTATATTCATTTCATTTACTAGGAAGATAGTGTCTTGAAATGGAGCAAGACATTTGTTCACAATATAAGCAGGATATTTCTTTTCCCACTGTTCATCTTCACTATCCATAAGTTTTTCTTTGGAAGAATTGATAGCTTTTAAGTATTCTTTTAATTCATACATAATTATTTCTCCAACTTACGCCATGGTATAGTTTCTGGGAAGTTAATTTCGTTATACATGTTTACACCATCTCCAGCAACTTGTACACCACTTGATTTACTAAAACCTTTGTATGACATATTATATGCAATACTTCTTCTTTCACCAGAACCCAAAAATGGATATACTAGATGATTCAAACTATTAGGAAACATTAATAATCTGCCAGGTTTAGGTTCTACTACAAAAGAACCTGTAGTGAATAAATCAACTTGATTGCAAAAATTAAATTCTATATTACCATCCATTCTACTTTTACCTTTTATGTTTCTAGGTTTCATAGCTGGTACTTTTAAATATAGTACGGCACTTATCTGACAATGTGAATGATTGTGTTGTGGATTATATTCATTTTCATATTGTGATACAGACCAAATAGATTGCATTTGAGTTTGTATAGGTGACATAGTTTCTAATATATTTTTTTGACCAGCATTTATATAACCTTGTTCAACATAACTTTTAGCCATTGCATGAAATATGTCCATGACTTTTTTTTCTTCTAACATAGAATGTGGAATTTCACTTTCAGTTTCAATTTGTCCAGCAAGTCTATGACCCATATCTTTTTTATCTTTAATTACATCAACAATTCCATTGAGTGTTTTTATAATACCCTCTGGTAATTGTGCCATCATAACTAAAGGCCCAAAAGGTTTTAATACTTGGACATCTTTTATTTCCATTTCACATCCACCATAATTTCTGTTAAACAAGCCAGTAAGTTTATTTCTTGGTCTGCCACAAATGCTGACTGATACTGATACTTAGATAGGATAAGAACTGCATGAGGTATAGTACCGGCAGTAGCATGAGTGTAAAGATTATCATAAATCCTACGAAAAATGCGTACAGGGTCATTATCAAGATTGTGTACAATCCACTTTCTAACGCTAGTGAATTCCTGAGCTTTGAGTGCGGTAATAAGTTCATTTATATTTACCTCTGATATATTGACAAGAATACCAGCATCTATTTGACCTGATGTAGAATATCTTTGTAATTCGTTTATTGTTCTTCGCCAATCTGGGAAGTATTTAGTTAACACTTCCATTACAACTCTTGGCTCGTATTTTACATTCTCTGATTCAAGAATATCTTTAACACGACCAAAAAAGTCTTTTGCAAGTTGTGGTTTATTGTCTTTTGCAATAATAAAATCAATCACACTACATCTTGAATGTAATGGTTCTATTAATCTGTTTTTATAATTACAAGTAAGAATGAATCCACAGTTCTTGTGAAATTCTTCCATAAACCCACGAAGTGCAGGTTGTGTAGATTGGGGATTTAAATAATCTGCCTCATCAAGTATAACATACTTACGACCACCTTCTAGTGATACAGTAGAGGCAAAGTTTTTAATTTTATTTCTAAGTACATCAATACCAGATTCTTCTGAACCATTTACGAGTAATGATGTTGCACCAATTTCATTAAGCATTGCTTTGGCGACAGTAGTCTTACCGACACCAGGCCCACCTGATAAAATTAAGTTTGGTATATGTTTGTCTTTTACAAAGTCTTTAAAAGTTTTCTTTAAGTTCTCTGGTAAAATACAATCATTGATTGTGCTTGGGCGATGTTTCTCAACCCATAAAAAAGTTTCCATAATATATAATCCAATTTGTTATTCATAAGTTGATTCTGGCTCAAGTGCTACCCAATACTCTACATCTTTATTTGAAGATGATAGATGACTAATATTCTTTGATGATATTTCTACATCATAGTTGCCATCCATAACTTTTAAATTTTCGACTGTAAAGAAACAATTAAAGTTACCTTCTGATGTTGTAGTAACATCTAAAGAAAAAGTATTTGCAGTATCATTCTTTTTATCTTTTACAGTTAAGAATGAACCTGTATCTTTTCTTTCTAAGACTAGGTCTGGTGCTCCAATCACACCTGCAGCTCTTTTTAGTTTAGTTAAGTCTTCACCTTTTAATGAAAATGTAACTTCCTTACTTGGCATCTTAATTGTTTTACTTGGTGTAGTTACAACTGATGGGTCTGAATAAAAATACTTCAGAGAGGTTGTTGTGTTTTCTTCTTTGATTGTTACAAATGACTCATCAAATTCCAAGACTGGACTTTTAAATAAAGATAGAGAAGCAAGAAATTCATTTAGGTCATATATTGCTACTTCCCTTTCAAATGATTCTGATACTTCTGCTTTTGCTACAATGTTTTTCATTGCAGACATTGTTGTTAATGTATTACCTTCTTTAATTACAAGGTTTTGGTTTATTGTTGCAAAGTTTTTTAAGACTTCGACTGTGTGTTCACTCAGTTTCATAATATACTCCGTTTGTTTAATTTTTTTTCTCAACTAAATTAAAATTAGCTGACATTGTTCTTCTTTCACCTTCTCCAAAAAATGGCATAACACAATGTTGTAACCAACTAGGAAATAATAATAATAATCCCTTTTTTGGTTTTACATAATGTTGACCATTTAGTTTCAATCTATATAAATCTTCATTTGTATTTGTAGAACTTATCAATCCTGTATACCCATCAATAGAACCAGATGCATATTTTAAAGAAGAACCATCATTAGCATCTGGTTTTTCTGAGATACACTCTGGTACTTTTAAATAAAGTATCATTGATAATCCAGCATTGGTATGTACTCCATGTGC